CCCCACACCGGGGCGAGGGCCTTTAAAAATATCATACTTTAGAGGTACTCTATTTTTACTCCACAACCATTATAGCATACCTCTAAGGCTAATCACTATACCAAGGAGGACATATTATGGCCATGAAACGCGCCAACGGTTCAGGAACCGTATATAAAATGAAACATAAACAGCTGCGTAAACCCTATCGAGCTGTAGTAACCTATGGCTACGATGCTAATGGCAAAGCTATTCGTAAATCGGTAGGTACATTTGCCACACAAAAAGAAGCTTACACAGCCCTTGCCCTCTACTCTACCAATCCGCCGCAAGAAGAGCAACGCAAAATTACGTTTGGCCAATGCTTCGAATGGCGGATTGAGGAAGCCGAAC